TGTTTGATGACAGCACGTTCATTTTGGCGCCTACACCTGCAGCTAATTACGACTATGAACTGCACTACAAATATCGTCCTGCATCTCTGACAACAACGTCAGGATCAAGCACAACCTGGCTTTCAGATAATGCGCCAGATGCCATGTTGTATGGCACGCTAGTTGAAGCGGCTACTTTTTTGAAAATACCTGAAGAAGCTGCTCAGTATGAGCAACGTTTCTTGTCTGCTGTATCCGCGCTAAAGAAGCTTGGAGAAGGTTATGGAGCAAGAGATGAATTCAGATACGATATTGCTAGGGGGTAACATTGGCTTTGTTTGAAGCATCTACTCTTGAGGTTGGCAACGTTGTTGTGGCAACAACTCAGAACAAAGGGCATGACCCAGAGTTTTGGGCAAAGACGGCATCAGATAGAATTGTGAGTGTCGGTGGAAACTGTCATCCTTTGATTGCCCAGCAAGCTGAAGCTTTTAAGCAGTCTGTGGAAACAACGGTAAGTTTTTACATTAAAGAAGCGATCAAGAGCGATAGAACAACGTTGATTGCCGAACTAGAACGTCAAGGCCATGGCGACATGGCGAACATAATCAGGAGTCTGTAATGGCGATAACAACTGCAATGTGTACTAGCTTCAAGAAAGAGCTTATGGAGGCAGTGCATAACTTCAAAAACTCAGGTGGCAGCACGTTTAATCTTGCGTTGTACACAAGCTCCGCTTCTTTAGGCGCCGGAACTACAGCGTACACAACGTCAAACGAAACATCTGGCACGGGTTACACTGCTAAAGGCGCCGCGCTAACTCGCGTTGATCCTACTACTTCAGGCACTACAGCGTTCACAGACTTTGCTAATCTTACGTTTAGCTCAAGCAGTATTACTGCACGAGGCGCGTTGATTTTTAATGATTCTGCATCTGGCGACCCTGCTGTATGTGCGTTAGATTTTGGCGCTGATAAAACGTCAAATTCAGGGGATTTTACTATTCAATTTCCCGCAGCAGATGCCTCAAATGCGATTATTCGCATCGCATAGCGAGTAATATGTGGCAGATCTATTTGGATGGGGCAGAGGTACTTGGGGCGCAGGCCCATGGGGCGAAGTAAACCCTGTTGCAGTTACGGGTGTCGCAGGTACTGGCGCTGTTGGAACAGTTACTGTTGGGCTGGGACAAACCATTGTTGCAACAGGTGTTGCAGGAACTGGGGCAGTTGGAAGTGTAACAGTCGCAATACCAAAAGTGGTTGTCGTAGAAGGGGTTTCAGCTACAGGAGCAGTATCTGCTGTTAATGTTTGGAGCTTGGTAGACACAAGTCAAACACCTGGGTGGCAAGAGGTGCTCTGATGTTTCAGAGAGTAAAGAAAGTTATTAAGGGAATAGAGAAAGCCCAAGACTAAAAGTCGGAGAAAACAGATGGCAACTTACGTTAACGATTTACGGCTCAAAGAGATATCTACCGGCGATGAGGCAGGTACCTGGGGCACCAGTACGAATACCAACCTTGAGTTGATTGCAGAGGCATTTTCGTTTGGCACAGAAGCGATCACGACGAATGCAGACACCCACACCACGACGATAGCTGATGGTTCTACTGATCCGGGCCGGTCGCTGTTCCTCAAGTATACTGGCACCCTAGATAGCACTTGCACGATCACGATAGGGCCAAACACGGTCAGTAAGCTGTGGTTCATTGAGAATGCAACCAGCGGGTCACAGTCAATCATTATCAGCCAAGGCAGTGGTGCGAATGTCACAATCCCTACTGGTCAGACCAAAGCAGTCTATTCAGATGGCGCTGGATCAGGCGCTGCGATAGTTGATGCCTTGGTAGATCTTGATCTTACTGGCACAACAACTGTAGCGGCACTGACTGCCTCTGGCGTAATCACAGGGGCTACTGTCGAAGCGACTGGAGATACTTCGTCTGGCGACAATGCTGCAATGGGGTTTACTTCCGCAGAGGGACTCATCCTTACGGGGCAGGGATCTACTAACGATGTAACGATTAAGAATGACGCAGATGCCGCTGTCTTGCAGGTGCCAACTGGTACGACAAACGCAACGATTGCTGGAACCCTTGGTGTAGCTGGAGACGCAACCAACGGCGTTGTTATTAGTCAAGGCGACATTGCTATTAAGAATGGCGGTACGCAGTCCACGATCAAGTTTTACTGTGAAAGCTCTAACGCGCACTACGCACAGATTCAAGCTCCCGCGCACAGTGAATTTTCTGGCAATGTAACCCTAACGCTACCTGCGTCTACTGACACTTTGGCAGGTATTGCAGCTACGCAGACGCTTACGAATAAGACTCTTGATACGCCAACCATAACAGGCGATACATCTGCTGGGGATACTGCTGCGCTTGGTTTTACAAGTGCGGAAGGGATCATTGTAACTGGGCAAGGCTCAACGTCAGATGTCACGTTAAAGAACGACGCCGACGGGACTGTGCTAACGATCCCTACAGGCACCACCAACGTAGATATTGTCGGAGATCTTACTGCGGGTACGTTAAACGCTGATGGCGATACAGCCGCTGGAGATAACGCTGCGATAGGCTATACAGCAGCAGAGGGCTTGATCCTCACGGGTCAAGGCAGCACAAACGATGTCACGATCAAAAACGATGCTGACGCTGACGTAATCGAAATCCCAACGGGGACAACAAACGTAGCGATAGCGGGTGCCCTTGATGTCGGCGGGGCAAAAGCTAAGGTCGCAGGAACCGAAACGATCTATGTACCTGCCGCTGCGATGTACCCCAACAGCACAAACGGTTGTGCCGACTTGGAGCAGGTGGAACTATCCAACGGGCCAGAACTCAAGTGCTTGGACTTTGACGCAAGCTCTGATGAGAACGCTCAGTTTACCGTGTGTTTTCCTAAGTCTTGGAACGAAGGCACAGTGACATTTCAGGCGTTCTGGACGGTTACAGGCACCAATACAGGTACAGTTGCTTGGGGCTTATCGGGCGTTTGTATTGCAGATGACGCAAGCATCAATACCGCTTTTGGTACAAACGTGGTTGCCACGGCAAAAGCCTTTAGCGGAACGTCGAATGACATGACTGTATCGGCAACGTCTGGCGCAGTAACGATTGCCAACGCTGCCGTTGATACACAAACTTACTTTCAGATCATGCGTGATGTATCGGCAGACACCCAATCAGGTGATGCTCGACTGCTCGGCATCAAGCTGTTCTTTACCACTGACGCAGCTAATGACGCATAAGGAGTAACTGATGTCGGGTTTTGGTTACAACGTAAACGGGTTTGGCTCTTTTCCTAGCCGCACACCGCCTTATCTCATAGACATTCTAGTAGTGGGTGGTGGTGGCGGTGGTGCAAGCTATTATTACGCTGGAGGCGGCGGTGGTGCTGGTGGTTTTCAAACGCTTTCCCAAATTACTCCCAACCTTAGCACCAATTATAGCGTCACTGTTGGCGCGGGTGGCGCACAAGCCTTTAATTTTTACGGCGGAAATAAAGGTGCCAACTCCGTAATATCTGGTACTGGCATAACGACAACCACTGGGAATGGCGGTGGTGCTGGTCAAGCACAAGCGGAAGCCTATAGTGGCGCAGATGGCGCTTGCGGTGGTGGTGCTGGTGCCAACGTTCAAGGATACGCTGGAGGAACTGGATCTCAAGGCGGCGATGGCGGTACTTCCTATAAAAGCGGTGACGTTCGCGCTGGCGGTGGCGGTGGTGGTGATGGCGGAAGCCCAGAAGATGGAGGCGATGGAGCAAACTATGCTGGCGGTGGCGGTGGTAATGGCGGTAACGGTCAAACATGGCTAGACGGAACTGCCTACGCTGGCGGCGGTGGTGGCGGCTTCGGAACCGTTGATTACGGCAACATGGAAGCAAGCGACGGTGGTACTGGCGGTGGCGGAGATGGCGGCGCGGCATCTAATGGCGGTGTTCAAGCTAATGGGCAAAATGCTACTGCAAACAGAGGCGCTGGCGGCGGTGGTGGCGCACGAATGGTTGTTGGTTCGTATCATGCAACCGCCGGTAATGGTTCATCCGGTGTAGTCATTCTTAGATACAAAGGTTCACAGCGAGGCACTGGTGGAACGGTAACATCAGTAGGCGGGTTTACTTATCATACCTTTACAAGCTCCGGCACATTTAACACAGGGTCGGGATAAGACATGGCACATTTTGCAAAAGTTGTTGATGGTGTTGTTGAGAACGTAATTGTTGCTGAACAAGACTTCATTGATACGCAAGAAGGTACTTGGGTTCAAACCTCTTATAACACGCGAGGTGGGGTGCATTTAGGGCAAGACCTAGAGCCTGATGGTGGTGTGGCGTTACGCAAAAACTACGCTGGGATTGGGTTCACATACGACTCTGTGCGCGATGCTTTTATTCCTCCCCAGCCGTTTGCCAGTTGGTTGCTGAACGAAGATACCTGCTTGTGGAACCCGCCTACAACGCATCCAACAGATGGAAAGGACTATATCTGGGACGAAGACACCACCTCTTGGGTGGAGGTGGGTGATTAAGTCTTTTGACCAATTAGTGTGCTTGAGTGGACTGCCTAGAACAGGTTCTAGTTTACTTTCTGCACTGCTGTCGCAGAACCCTGCAATACACGCAGAAGGTAATTCGACGCTTTGTCAGATTATGTGGGACACTCAAAACTCATGCAGAGATGCCTCCAAAGAGGCTATAGCGGCAAACAACAGGTTCTATTGTGTCCACGACATAGTGTCTCAGTTGCCTCACTCTTACTACAAAAGGAACGAAAAACAGGAACGGATTGTCGTAGATAAGTGTCGAACATGGACGCTGAAAGCTAACATGCAGATGGTCGATGAGTTTATTGGCAAGGATACAAAGGTAGTCGTTTTGGTTCGTCCTGTTGTAGAAATCGTTAAATCGTTTGTGAAGCTGTACAAAGAAAACGGTATTTACACAGAACAGTTAGAAAGGGATTTATTTAATCCAGGCAGTGACCCTTTGACGAGGCCGCTCGCGGGTGTTTATGCAGCACAACAAGACACAAGTGGTCGGTTTCTGTTTGTGTCTTACAGGGATCTAGTGGAAGACACAGCGCAAACATTGAAAGGCATATATGATTTCTGTGGATGGGATCGATTCATTCACAACACAAATAACATCAAGCAAAAGTACACTGAAAACGATGACATTTATGGCTTGAAGGGAATGCACAGCGTAAGAAAGAAAGTAGGGTATCGAAAGAACCATACGCAGTTGATGGATGAAACTGTGCAAAAGTGTATGGAGCTAGACAAAGCTCTCAATCTGATCGATACAACGGTCAACACGGAGGCTAATTATGGGATTCTTAATTGACGTATTTCATGGCGTGACCTTTGCCATAGCACTGTCAGCAGTGCTCTGCGCCACGACCACGCCGCCGAACAACGAATGGGCGAAGAAAGCATATCGGATCATGAATATCATCGCTTTCAACGTCTGGAAGTCTGAAGACAAGTAGCACCCTGTGGACATAGGGTCAGTCAGCGACACTGCTCAGGTAAGCTGGAAGCAGATAGCGGTTCAGAAGCAAGAGCGCCTGCGGACGGGTGCCGAGGGTGAGACTGTGCGCGAAGCTGTGGAAACAATAATCCCGACTGTCTACACCAAAGAAGGCAACAAGGTAGAGGCGCAGCCACTTGCGCCAACCCAAAGAGTGAATATATCGGTATGAGCGACAAAGGCGAACAAGCATTAAACGAAGTCAACGCGCATGAGCGTGAGTGTGCCTTGCGCTACCAACGTATCGAAGAGCGCCTTGCAGAAGGCTCTGCCAAGTTTAAGCACCTAGAAAACCTGATATACGGACTGTATGCGCTGATTGCAGCGGCGGCGCTGCCGCAGTTCTTCCTTGGCGGCTGACCATGATTGGTGAAATCGCTGCTATCGTGGCTGGCGTAAACGCGGCTACAAGTGCGATTAAGCAGATCGCTGAGACTACCAACGACATTCAATCCATCTCGGGATTTCTATCTGCTCTAGGCGGCGCTGAGGTAGAGCTTCAACGCGCCCAAAACGAGGGAAAGCTGTCAGAGGCGGACGCTGTAAAGGCGGCACTAGCCAAGAAGCAGATCCAAGAAACCATGCGTGAAATTAAGGATCTGTTTACCGTATCCGGGAACGGGCAGCTATACCAAGAGGCTATGCAGGCAATGGCGGAAGCCCGTAAGCAAAAGCAGCTTGAGTTGGCTAGAGCAGCGGCAGCTAAAAAGAAGTTTTGGAAAGAGGTTAGGGAAATCTCTTTCGTCATTGGAATACTGGTAATTCTTTTGCCCATGACGCTGGCGTTATTGCTTGGTTGGTTAACACGATGATGGCTTTTTTGCTTGTCGTGGTCGTGAACGGAGAGCCGATAGAAGATCAGTTCTACTTCCGCGATATCACACGGTGTAACACGTTTGCTTACTACGTCAGCACAGGTAAAACTAAGATAAACAACCGTTACCAGATGCAAGAAAACATAACGGCTTATTGCATACCTAAACGGGTTGCGGCGAACACGAGGATGTGGGATTAGATCATGAGCAGAGAAATTTCATCAATCAGTCGCGTAGGTACTACAGAGCCTTTTGAGCTACAGGTCAAGCGCGGTCAAGTCGGGTGGCATTACGCTATTTTCAAGTTTGGCTTCAACCCAGATGTTGATGACAGCTTAGAAACCATATGGGCTGAAGGCGGACTGTATAGCTACATTGAAACCGCTACGGTACTCAAAGTATCTAGCTCTTCTGCAAACGATACGTCCGCAGGGACTGGTGCGCGTACCGTCACTTTGTCCGGGTTAGATGCGGATTACGCAGAAATCAGCGAAACAGTAACGCTGAACGGGCAGACCCCCGTTAACACGACCAAAACGTATATCCGAATCAACCGCATGGTAGTAAATACTGCTGGGTCTGGCGGTCAAAATGCAGGCGTAATCTACGCAGGCGATGGCACCGTTACATCAGGTGTCCCTGCTGAGAAGTATGCAACGATTGCAGCGGGGGACAATCAGTCACTTATGGCACTGTGGACGGTTCCAGCAGACCATACAGCGTATTTACTTCAAAAAGACATTACTGCTGCTACGGCGCAAAACAACAAATACGCAAACATTCATTTGGTTGCGCGGCCTTTTGGTGAGGTGTTTCAGACAAAAGATAAGCACGTTATTGACAATGGTGTGCTGCATCAGGCTTACAGTATTCCGCTCAAGTTTGAGGAAAAAACAGACTTGGAGGTTCGCTGTATAGGGGATTCTGCTGGTGCAAACATAGCAGTATCAGCAGGTCTGGACATCATATACATACGAAACGGTGATTCTCTGTGAACGCAAAACGGCTAGAAGAAGGTAGTGAATACGCCGAATACGATGCCGATGGCGACGGCGTGGTTTCTGATGAAGAAATAGAAACTAGCAAAGAGTTGTTAGAGCTAAAGCTTCACCATGAACGTGCGGATGCACAACGCGCCATGAGTTGGTTTGCCTTGTGGGGAATGCTTTTGTACCCGTCACTTGTGGTCGCATCGGAGTTTTTCGGCCTGTCTCAAGCGGCAAAGATCTTGGGCGATATGGCAGCAGTCTATTTCGTCTCTGTTGCAGGTATACTGGCGGCATTCTTCGGTGCTCAAGCGTGGTCAAGCAGGAGATAAAATGTATCACTACAAGGCTAAACTTGTTCGGGTCATTGATGGAGACACCATAGATGTGGACATTGATTTGGGCTTCGACGTTTGGCTGAAAAAACAGCGTATCAGGCTCGCAGGCATTGACGCACCGGAGTCCCGCACTAGGAACAAGGCTGAGAAGGTCTTGGGGCTGGCAGCTAAAGCCCGACTTGTGGAGCTTTGTTCTGACGAGATGCAGCTAGAATCCCTCGGCAAAGGCAAGTATGGCCGCATCCTAGGCATTCCAAAGACCTCCGAAGGTGCCAGCATGTGCCAGATTCTCATCGACGAAGGCCATGCCGTGGAGTATTGGGGCGGTAAAAAAGTTAAGGTTTGGGCGTAACTACGCAGACTAATAGCAAATAAGGGACAGATTATGAGCATTGTTGCATCACTGGTCGGACCTGTAACGGGCTTACTGGATAAATTCATTGAGGACAAGGATCAGAAGAATGCCTTGGCTCACGAAATCTCCACCATGTCGGAGCGTCACGCTCAGCAAATTGCTCTTGAGCAGATAGAAGTTTTGAAGCTCGACGCAAAGGGCAATTGGTTCCAATCGTCGTGGCGACCCTTAGCGGGCTATACATGCGTGCTGGGGTTAATGGTGAACTTCCTAATTTCGCCTATCGCAGCGGGGTTTGGCTTAATCATTCCTCAAGCCGATGCTGGCGTGATGATGCCGCTTCTTCTTGGTATGTTGGGGTTGGGCGGCGCTAGATCATTTGAGCGCGTTAAAGGTGTTGGTAAGTAATGAGCAAGCTTGTTGAAATGATAAAACGCCATGAAGGCGTCAAATCTAAGGTTTATTTGTGCTCCGCTGGCTACGAAACCATAGGCGTCGGGCGAAATATCAGCGAGTCTGGCCTTGGGCTGTCTGATGATGAGATCGAATATCTGCTGGCGAATGACATAGCGCGAGTGAAAGACGAGCTATCGGATGCTTACTTTTGGTTCAACGGCATCAACGAAGCGCGGCAAGATGCAATGATCGACATCTGTTTCAACCTTGGTTTGACTAGGTTGCGCGGTTTTGTAAATGCTCTTGAGGCAATGTCGCGTGAGCAGTTTGATATCGCCGCAGATGAGTTTATGGATAGCCGTTGGGCTTCCCAAGTAGGTAACCGTGCGGTTAGAGTAACGGAGATGATCCGCACAGGTGAGTATCGTTAATGCCTTTACAAAAATACATATTTAACCCTGGCATCAATAAAGAGGGCACCGATTATACGGCGGAAGGCGGCTGGTTCGACGGGAACCTAGTTCGCTTTCGCAAGGGCTTGCCAGAAAAAATTGGTGGGTGGGTTAAATACATTACCGCTTCCTTTAACGGAACAGGCAGAAAGCTTTTTGGTTGGACCGCCCTTGATGGCACAAACCTTTTAGGTCTTGGAACAAGAACAAAGCTGTACATTCAGTCAGACAGCAGCTACAGCGACATAACGCCTATACGAGCAACTACCTCTGCTGGCGATGTAACTTTTGGCGCAACTGACGGCTCAAGTTCAATCAATGTAACTGACAGCAACCACGGCGCCGCTAAAGGTGACTTCGTAACTTTCTCAGGTGCAGCGTCCCTTGGCGGCAACATCATCGCTGCTGTGTTAAATCAAGAGTACGAGATTGATTCGATTACGAGCACCAACGTGTATGTGATCACCGCCAAAGACACTTCTGGCGCCACGGTAACAGCCAACAGCAGCGACAGTGGCAATGGCGGAAGCTCAGTGGTGGGCGCGTATCAGATCAATGTCGGCCTTGATGTGTTTGTGAGCGGCACCGGCTGGGGCGCGAGCACTTGGGGAAGTGGCGGATGGGGTTCTACCAGTCCTCTTAGCTCCCTTAACCAGCTTCGCTTGTGGTCCATGGACAGTTTTGGCGAAGACTTAATAGCAAATGTGCGTTCAGGTGGCATTTACTACTGGGATACCAGCGCAAAAACGCTAGGTACAGACAGGGCGGTAAACATATCCGCTTTGACAGGGGCTAACTTTACGCCGACAGCCGCCCTTCAAGTTTTGGTATCCGACGTGGATAGACACGTCATTGCACTAGGCGCAGACCCAATAAACGACGCAGCAACTGCCAGAACAGGGACTATTGACCCTTTGCTTGTTGCCTTCTCTGACCAAGAGAACCCCGCAGAATGGTTCCCCACGGCAACCAACACCGCCGGTTCACTGCGCTGTTCTGCGGGATCACAAATCATCGGTGGCCTTAGAGCGAGGCAAGAG